TTGCGGTGAGTTCCCTTCTGCAAGCCATGCTTGGTATGCCTGCCAATCCTTGTTACCGTCGTCGTTTGGCACATACATAATCAAGTCACCATCTTGTGCTTGGATCATACTTGTGCTTACTTCACCAAACATATCCCGAACTTCTGTATATTGCATCGTCATGGCTAAAACTCGCAGCTTGCTGCCCATTGACACGACATATTCCAACCAGTAGTCGCCGCATTCATAGTCGCAAACCAAAGAAAACCTAACTGATCTGTCCATGATATTGAACTAGTAACATCAATATTAGCGACAGCATCTCGCACTTTACCAGAAGCGCCAGTAGTAGGCGAATAAGTAGTTATGCTCGGTTGCGCCCGTTTATTCGTCTTAAAGTAAACGGGTGCTCCAGTTTGATAAGCAGCACTAGGTAATGCAATAGCGTAGACATGTGATCCGGGATTAACACTTGCAGTTCCCGGCGCGGTTCCTAAATCATAGCCTGTTTCATAATAGCGCTGGCAATCACGTAATTCAGCGCCAATATCGCGAACTTCAGGATACGGGGGATTAGTATAAAGACCATTAGGAATAGTAGAAGGCACCGCACGAACATCAACACTCGCAACATCTACATATGCAGTCGTCAAACCTGCAAAACCAAAACCAACTTGTAATCCCTGCCATGAAGCAGCATTGCCCGTAAATACATATGCAACTTTAGTCCAAACTCCAGGAGCACAAGCCTGTAAAGATGCGTTACTAACATCAACTGTTTGTCCACCCCAATTATCTTGTGCAGTAGCATGAGCAACATATAACGACGGTGTAATTGAAGAAGCAGTATTATTAAATATTGTTGCCTGCACTAATACCTGCGAAGACGACAACGCCATACAGCGCGAACCCTCAATACGTTGACTCATTTGGATAGCTGTTAAACCAGCAACACCAGTTAATCGAACACTGTTCCTAGATGGCCCGTTACCATTTCCCACTGTTGAAGTTGTTGCTGCGCCTGTTGGTGAAATAATCCAACCATCGGGACCATAATTGTTTGAACCCGCAGGATGCGAAACAGGAAAACCGCGCTGCCAAATCAGCGCCGAAGCATTACGAATTTTATTCTGCCAACCATTAAATGGTTGATTAGGTGCAATAACAGCACCTTGAACTTGCAAATTACCTGCACCTGGGTCAGTTGCAACAATACCAGAACCAACCGACATACCACCAGAAGGTTGAAACCGTGCCGTTACTCCCGCTCCAACCGAACCAATTGGAGTTGTGTAAATATCAACATATACAGGATGCGAGGAAGTTGACCAATTTGCAGCAGCAAATACAGCCACAGCACCATTAGTTGAAGTTGCCATAGCAGCAGAATCACTACCGACAAACCCAATACGCCCAATTTCCTCCCCTGCAAGAAGTGGCGTCATAGCTCCATATGAACCATCAGCACGATATGCTCCAATAAAACCACGCGCTCCCTGACCAAATGCTTGAATAATTGGTTGCACACCAGAAGCACCTAAAGCTAAAAGTCCACTCGAAGCTGGAATTGTGCCACCGGGAGAACTAACAGTCATAACACTTGGCGATGTAATTGTTTTACCAGTTTCACCAAGCGTTATATTACCACTAACAAGCGAGAAAAACTGTGTGCCCGCTCCGTCATTACCAGAAAATCCAGTCGGACTTGCTTGCCAATATGCTTGAGTAACCCCGTTTATTTGGAAATATTGGAAAGCACTACCGCCACCAGTGGGCGCATTAATAACAGAATTAGCATTGCCACTTGTTGGGGCAACAGTAAATTGGCCTGGAACAGTTACACCTTTATTCGTTTCACCTATTACAGTATTACCACTTAAACCAACAGTCATTACTGTCGCACCACCTGCTACATCAAAAATAAAGAAACTATCATCAGTTTGCTTACCAATTTGCCATTTAGACGTGCCAGCATCTTGCAAATTAATATTAGCTTGTTGGCTTGCAATAGCATTAATATTTAATGAACTTGCACCAGATGTTTTAGCAATTGTTAAATTACCAGTCATCGTATCGCCAGCTTTTTGCACAGCTAGCGTTGCTTGACTTACCCAAGCTAATCCTTGACGAACGTAAGCATTGGCATCATTTGGCGCATCTGCTTGAATTGGATTAGCTACCCATGCTAACCCTTTACGAACATAGGCATTGGTATCATTTGGCGCATCTGCTTGAATTGGATTAGCAGACCACACGCCATTGTTGCGCTCATAGAACTTACCATCACTTGGTGCATCTGATTGAAGTGGGTCCGCCACCCATGCTAGACCTTTCCTACTATAAATAGTAGTATTGTTCGGCGCGTCCGCTTGAATAACCTCTTGCACCCAACTACCATATTTACGAACATATGGATTACCATCGTTTGGCACTTCAGGAATGCCAATTGATGCCAAATTACTATCAACATAATTCTTTGAAGCAGCCCCAAGACCAGAAGTTGGATCACCAGCTAAGGTTAGTGGTCCCGTTAATGTGCCGCCACTAAGTGGTAACGCTTTTACCCAAGCAGAACTCTCTCGACCATAAAGCGCACCATCTGTAGGCGCTTCACCTAACCCACCGGGTGGCCCCGGATTACCTTGTGGTCCTGCTGGTCCTTGCGGTCCTACTGGTCCTGCTGGTCCCGTTGCACCTACTGCACCCGCAGTTCCTTGATTACCTGCCGGTCCTTGAATACCCGGCACACCTTGCGCACCAGTAGCACCTTGAATGCCCTGAGCACCAACCGCGCCAGCCGGACCTACTATACCTTGCGGTCCTGTTGGACCTTGCGGACCAACAACTGCACCAACATCGATCCAGCCCGCAGGAACAAACGAAGAAGTAACATATAACCAAATATGGCTATTAACCGTATATTCTAATGCTTGCCCCTCAAGCATATATAAATCAGCAGCAGGAGCACCGGGAGCATCCCAATTCGCAGGAATATGACCATTTGATGGTAATGTGCTAGGTGTTTTATTCGTAAAAGCTCCAATAACTTTAACGCTAGAACCGGGTGGCCCTACTGGTCCCATTGGTCCTGCTGGCCCGGTTGGACCCGCAAGACCTTGTGCCCCAATAGCACCTTTTGCCCCCGTAACACCTTGAGCACCAGTTAAGCCAGTTTGCCCAACTTGGCCTTGAATACCTTGAATACCTTGTGGCCCCGATATACCTTGAATACCTTGTGGACCTTGTGGACCATTCGGACCTGCTGGCCCCATCTGTCCCTGTATACCCTGAATACCTTGTGGACCTTGAACAGCCCCAATATCAATCCATCCAGCCGATGTAAAGTTAGTTCCTACAAACATCCAAAGATGACTATTAGAAGTATAAACTAATGAACCACCAATTGGAATAGTTGTATCAACAGGTGGATTACCCAAACTATCCCAATTTGCAGGGAAAAAACCATTAGTCGGCAGGGAGGAAGGGGGGTTTACTGAGAACGAACCAAATACTTTCGTAGTCCAACCGGCCGGTCCTTGTGGACCTGCAACACCTTGTGGGCCTGTTGCGCCAGTTGTTCCTTGGTTGCCAGTGTTGCCAATCGGTCCTTGTGCGCCTATCGCACCTACCGGACCTTGTAACCCTTGCTGTCCTTGCGGCCCCTGAGGTCCCATTGGCCCCGGAGTGCCTTGAGCGGGCGTGAACGGGCTAGGTGGGTAGGGCCACACACCGTTATTGTAAGGACCCCACAGCTCTCCTGTTGATACGTCCAAGTAATAGTTTCCGGCAAATCCTTCAATATCGGGAGGCGCGCCGACGCCAGCAAGCATCCACGGAGACGGTAAGACATTGGAACCCTGAACACGCCATGCGCCTTTATCAGTATAAACAAATATTACTCCACCTGGAGAAGTATATTTCGTGCCTGTTTGTGGGTTAGATGGAAACTCTGCATATGCACCGGGAGCAACTACAGGTGGCCAATGCCATGCGCCAACTTGCACCCATCCCCCAGGTGGGCTTGTCCATTGAAACGTAATGCCTCCCGGAACGGTATAGATTTCACCGTTCTCAGGGTTTTGTGGGAATATGGCAAAATCGTTCATTGGCTTCCAACTATTTATAGTTAGATGGTATACCAAACCGGGCCAGAACCCGTATTCATCCATACCTTTAACACATTGTTACCAGTGTCATACCACATATCTCCCATTCGATTGTCAGTAGGTGCAGTAGGACCAGTCGTGTAAGCGGCTGGCCGCATTGAGGAAGATACCCAGAATACGCTAACGCCATCAGTAGCATAATCATAGATCAACCCATCCACTGTGTTATACCAACGATCTAAAATATTCGCAGTCGTCGGTGCAGTATCGCTAACATAATAAACAACAAAACTTGAACCAAACTTTGTGCCATCACCATTCAAAATTTGACCTTGTTGAAATGCAGCAGGAATAGGGAGGACAGGCGTAGCTGGCGATGAAGCAGCAGAAACAGCAGGAGTGTTAACGCCTGGAGTTGAAACAACAACTTCCAATGTATGTTGAAGAACAGTTGCGCCATCGCTAAGTTTAGCTAATATTTGAATAGTATACTTAACACCATTCAAACCGCCACTTACCATAAATCCAATAATTTCACCGCTTCCTTGGACCGTAGCTCCTGATATAACCAACTGTGGCGCGGTGCCATAATTAATCACGAAAGAAGCACTAAGTATAGTTAAACCCGTAGGTATAATCGAAGTGTAATCAAGTGAAACTTGTGTTTGCGCGTCCTGTGACTTAGTAAAGCTACCAAGCACTCCCGTATTGTCAGGATAAAAATATGCATCGTTCGAGTAGTTAACAGGGAGGCCAGCCGCTATGCCCATAATACTCTCCTATTGAACCCTCGGATGCCGCGCTGCAAACGTTTGTGGATACAACCAAGCTTGCCCTGAATACGTGAAATAATTTCTTACTTCTGTGCGAGCCAATCCTATTCCTTCATGAAATTTACGATAGTGATACATGGCACCCTTCTCATTTGAGTAAGGTTTATTTGCTTGAAGCATAAGCTTTGCAAGTATCCCGTCTTGAAAATATTCAAAATATTTCTCTAATATCCAATTAGGATAGAGAATAGGAAAACCATTATCATCCGTATCCTCTGAAATATTCAATGATACAGTCGCAATCCACCAATCATTTGAACCAGGATTCCAATGTATCCTTAATATTGGCGTCTTACATCCCGCCGAAAGCAACCCACCATCCCGAGGAACGCGAGCATACTGGCTCTGTGCGTTATTCCCAGGGCCAGTAGGACTTAATAAAAGATATTGCGGTGGGTCCCCATTTACAGGTGGGATATAAACAGGTGGAGTATCAGGTGGAAATGATGGTCTAGTTAATGACATTAAGCGTATTACATTAGCATTCTGTCCTGTTTGTAAATAGTAATCATTAGTTGTAGGCACTATATTTACAACTAATTCAAGTAACCAAATATTAGACCGCCTAAAAAACTCTTTCATAACATTGCCAAAATCACGACGAACCATACCCTCTAATACACCGGGACAGTGTATCTTAGCAGTATCTATTATCCGAGTAAGCGTTGCGCCTGACATTAACTACCCCGGAAACGTCGATAGCCTACCTGCAAACTTCTGCATAAACGCTTGCGCTCGCTGATCCTGTGCATCCTCCACATCATCAAATTGCAACCACGCCGACATATACCACTCAACCGCAGGCCGATATAAAGACGGCACGGGGACAGTTGCACTTGTTTTTGAGGTGGTGAATAGTTGCGGAATCATGTCACCATAATTTGAACCGTCCGTAGCTACAGAATGTTGGTATTTTGCATCAAGGAATATATCAGCCCGCATTCTTGATATTTCAAACATGGCTGAATTGAGTGCATCTATAATGCGACTATCAGTATAGCGATATGGTGAAATAGTATCTTGCAACGCTATCCGCGTTGTCGCCATGTAATCACTTACTTTAAAATACTGCATGGCCACACCCAACTATTGATAGTCGGGGACCAGTAAGAACGCTAAGCGTCTTAACTGGTCCCCTCCCCTCGCCGTTTACGGACCTGCTTGAGACACGATAGCTTCGGCTAAAGCCTTACCATCGAGCACCTGGCGTCCGTAAACCTGCAAGCCGCGCAAGATTTGACCAAAGGTGCGCTCCGAACGCAACGTTTCGACGTTGGTCAGTTGCGACGCAAAGGTCAAACCATGAGCATGACCAGCATAGATTGGGTATTCACCCGGTTGTAAACCACCAGCCGCACCGTTTGGAAGCAGGTTTGAACCGTAGATCGTGAACCGATCCACCTGCCCAAATCGACCATTACGAAGAATGGTCACGCTATCGCCCGACACGAACACTTCACGCAGTTCAGACCGTTTGATCTGGAACGTCGCCCAGGTGGGCATAACGACCCAACGTCCCGTCTCCGGGATGTTCTGTTCGTCAAGCGCCTGTCCAAGACGAAGGAGCACGTCAACAATTTCAACTTGACCAGTCGTAGGATTACGGCCGACGGTTGCAACAGGCGTGCCGGTAACACCAAGATTGATATTGCCGGAAACCAGACCTGCGGTAGTGCCACGGTTATGGCTATCAGCCTGATGCAGCAAATAAAGCAGCACGTCAGTATCAACCGCAATCTTCATCTGCTCCGATGCATCATCCGCCCAAATGGACAGATTGTTAATGTCGGACTGCTTCTCGATCACATCGTCAAGGATCGTGCTGAAATACTTACCTTGATCGATGTATAGCTCCACGAAGTTGCCGACCGGGCGTTGGAGCGACAGATCGCCGTTCACCAAGTAATTGTTGATGACGATTGTTGGCTTGGTGCGGATTTTCACCCGGTCGCCGTAGTTTTTTATTTCTCCCTCATAGTCGGTATTCGAGATAGCGGCAAGCACCGTCGCCGCATAAAACTTCTCGATAAGTTTGCCCGACCACAATTCAGGGACAAAACCAGCGGCTACATAGTCAACAGACGTTGATCCAGCAGGGTATAAGGGAGGGGTGGTCGCGCCACCAGCAAGGCCAAGAGCCATGACAGCCTCGTCAAGGAGTTATTTAGTGAGTGCAAGCTTGCGCTGCACGAACCACTAAAAACTAAAATTTGACGCTAGCGAACGCGGCCCTCTTTAGCAGCGCTAAAGATTTGCTGTTCAAGAGCCGTTTTCTCTGCGTCGCGGCCTTCATACTTGCCCTTAGTCACGTCAGCATAAAACTGACTGACTTGAGCATGAGTAAAGAAGGGATTGTCCGGGGGCGTTGGTGGCTGCCCAGACTTTGCACGACCGGGTGCTGCCAAGCTTTGTAGTTCGATCGTGGGGGACGGTGGAGGGGCGTTACTGCCTCCCCCGTTTGCCCGCGTCGGTTGCAAATCCTCGACAGGACTGACGGCGGCTCTCTCTGCTCGGAACCCCTTAATAAAGGACAGCACTCGGGAAGCTTCTTTTCGCGAGTGAGCCTCAGTAAGGAGGTCCTTTCTTACACGGCCAGAATAGGGATCAACCTGCGATAGCCAGTGTAAAAACTGTGGATCGTTGTTAGTTTGCTCCCAATCAGGAAGCTCCTTATCCAACGAATCGTAAAAACGCCCAGTAGCATCGTGCGATACGACATTGCGCATACCGCTCATTTGCTGCTTAAGCTGTGTATTTTCGCTAACTAATCTATTAACAACATCACCAAGTTTCATAAATTCCGGCGCAACAATCTCCATCGTGCGCCGCCCCATAATGTCTAATAATTCCTGTCCATACTCCTGAGTTTCTTTCTCCGTCACAAATTTCGGTGGGGTAAAAGGCTGTCCCCCACCGAACCGCACGTCACCGGACGCGGGCGTTGCCCCGTTTAGGGAGGGAGAACGAGGCTGCGGAACACTCTGAGGGACAGCAGTAGGGGCCGGAGGGGCGTTCACCGGCCCCATAGCGATAAGGCGCTGCAATTCAGAAATGTTACTCGCTTGATTACGAATGCGTGCTTCGGCCGCTTCATAGCGACCTTTCATAGATTTAAACTGATGTTCCCAATCGCCTTCACCATCGGCAGAGGGAGGAGTTGAACTATCTATAGTTGGGTTGTAAGGTGGCGGTGGCGGCGGCACAAACGGCTCAACATGCGTAAGCTGACCACTATCACGTTGTTGTTTAATCTGCGCAGCAATCTCTTCCGAACGTTTCGCCGCTGCAACTACTGCTGCTGGTAGTTTTACACCCGATGTATCGGCCATCGCATCCTCTGTTCTCTACTCTACCGTCCCCCGACGGTTATTCACTTTTCGTTAGACGCTTATATAAATCATCAATATTCAATACGTCATCCCTCAATTCTTTCAATCTCCTGTTCATGCCTACCGAAATCAATGTATCTTGCGTTGGACTATTTAACCCTCGCTCAAACTCATACTTCGCAAACGCATCAAACGCTTTCGTAAACTTGTCCCAAACCTCCGGTTGCGTTGCTTTCGATAATGCGAACAACGCCCGAAGATAACTTTCACGCTCCCTCAAAGTCCTCCCCTGCCATTTGGCCAAACAGATTTGATACGCGGTCCAGACGTATTCTCCAGCGGCGGCCCGCGAGTGTCCATACTATTAAGAGCTTCACCGATCAGATATTCAGGGTTGTCCTTATTCTTTTCATGCTTCTCATGATCGGTCTTGCAGTAATTATTCGCAACCAATCGCTGAGAACGCGAACCACCAGTAATCGTAGGAAACCCCCACAACCCATCAAGTTGTTCACGTTTACCACCAGCCCCATAGTCATGGGTGCCAATGTCAGTATCGCCGTATTCCTTATTGTCTTTTTTCCTTTCGCTTGGCTTGTCCATCATATGTCTCCATTTACATTATCCACACTTCGTAAACTCGTGTGGATATTTAGGGAAGCGCCGTAATCACTGCATTAGCCTGTGTGATGATCCGATTGACAAAACTTGTGAAGCCGTGAAAGTCCAGACTGTCTGTCGGCACATTCATTGGCGTAACACCACCTACATTCAGCGCATTAAGTGCAAGAATAGCTGGCTTGAGAAAAGTAAGAGGCATTCTCTCATCTTGGTTCGATTGACCCGGCAGGAGAATGTCTTGGCTCGTATTCCCGTTCTTGTATTCCAAAATTTGATTGACATAGTTGCATACCGATGCCACTGCTTCCCTACGATTGCCAAATCCAATCGTGCCATATGGCTGACGTGTCGGCGGCTTCGTCGCTTGCACCGTCGGATCATTCGGGCGTGGTGCCAGGTCAGAAGTCGCCGCGTTTGCCATTGCAGTTCTCCAACTATCTATAGTTAAGTTCAGCCGACTTGGCTAGCCTTGCCGCTAATGCCAGGAACCTTCTTGCCAGCCGATCCCTTACCAAACATATGATCCGATCCCCCTTCGGGAAACTTGATCCCTTTGGCATAACCTTCATGTTCGCCCTGTTGAGCGCTCTGACCTTCATTCGCGCCTTGACTCGACTTGCCCGACTGACCAGCTTCGGAGCAACTGGCATGTCCTTTGTCGAACATATGCCCGCTGCCACCTTGTGCAAAAAAGTCTGGTCGTTCGCTCCTGCTTTCAAACTTTGCCATTTTTGGTTTCCTTTTCAAACGAGTAGGTTGGCCATTCCGATTGCGATGCATTAAAACTCCTACTTGAACGACCCCCCTGATTTATGTCGAGGTTTCGTATCGCCTACTGAACCACCCTTAGAATGCTTTGCTTTTTTAACTGCCCCACCTTTCTTCATGGGGCGAGGACCACCAGAAGCCAATTGCTGTTGAGCCTGCGCAAACCCTCCATAATTAGCCATACTAGTTGCTTGCGGTTGTGCATTAACATAAGCAGGGGTCCCGTATTGACCTGCACTTGCTGGCGGCGTGGACAAACCTGCACCAGGGGCACTACCGGCAGGCATCCTAACAACGGGCGTCCTACTGAGTGGAGTGGAAAAACCGGCAGGACCACCACCAGCAGGCATCCTAAAACCCGGTCTAAAAGCGCCACCCCCGCCCCTTATCGGAAACTGCGGCATCACACCCTCCTATTCAGCCTTGCCGCTGTGACGCTCCCTCCCTTTGGCATCGGAACCACCAACGATACCGCCCTTGGCAAGCTTCTCGTGGCGTTTCTCCTTCTTTTCGCGCATTTCCTCCTTCTTGTCTTTGGAGACATGGCCACCTTTCTTGAGGCCCAACCCAGGCGCTCCGCCACCAGCAGGCGCACCTGCCATCGCTGTCGGCGGCACACGAGGACGAACGCCCGCTCCACCCATTCGCGCAGCACCGGGTCCAATCATTGCAGGTCGTCGAGGCATTGTCCCACTCCTTGTTTGATCCAAATATTGTAACACCAACTCAACTATAAATAGTTACTGTGGCCCACCGTGGACTGTAGCAGGCCCACTATTCGGAACTGAGTTTTGCTGAGGTCCTTGTTGCGCGCTTAGTTGTGACGGCTGACCACCTTGCGCCTGCCCACCAGGATTTGGCTGCTCAGGTGGCTGCTGTGCGTGGCCCGGTATGCCTTGAGACTGCGCTTGAAGCGCCGCCTGCTTCTGTTGCGCATCCATCTGATCCGCGGACGGAACAATATCAGCACCGGGAAGCCCAAGCCCATCGCTAACAGCACGTAGTATACTTGCACGGCCCTTCGGCCCGATGATCTGCATATCCACAGGATTGCCAGTAAGTTGCAGAAACTCAAGCTGGCGTTGTCGCAGCGTTTCACGTTGCATTGCGACCGCCACACCAAGGACCTTGATTTCTTCATCACCTGTCAACAGCCCCGTTTTATCTGTCAACAAGACCATATCCACCAGACCTTCAAGCACCTTTCCTATAACATCACGATCCACATTCGCACAAACAGTTTGCAGAACCTTCGCTGAGTTCTGCATCAACATACTCAAACCGGACGCTGTGCGTCCGACACCAGCAGATGGCGTGCCAGTCATGAATTTCGGGATGGCGGATATTTCATCAGCAATCTGACTGAAAGCTTGATATACTTGAAGAAGCTCTTGTGCATTGCTTGCTGGATTGAAAAAAGTAATCGCTGCTTCTGTATTATTCCCAAATGGATCAGATTTAACGTGCCACCGTTTCCAGGGATAGAGTTCTTCTCCATCCTCGCCGTCACCCAATCTATCATCATTGACAACAACTTGTGGGCCACTTGCGATAGACATATTATTAACAAGAGAACGGAGAGTAGCATTAGCCACAGTAGTAATATCGGTAAGTAAATCAGGCAGGCCGTTGCCGACAGGGGTTCCTGGGACTTTCTCAAATGAGGTAATGTAGTATTGATGACGTTTTCGTGGTGAGGGGGTAAGTTGAGCTTTGATGACATGGCGACCTATCAACCAAGCTTGAATATGATAGTCTCGTAAAGGATCAGAAATTTGTGAAGGATCAAACCCAATATCTAAAAGATGTTGTCCCTGAGCATTACCCTGGAACTCTAAACAACTAATCAAACCTGATTGGTTAAATCGTGGGTCTTCCCTTGACTCCAAAATAGCACGGGGACTGTCAGTTTGATCCCAAGTGTCAACAAGCCCACCACGGCCGTATTCATCCAAGACGGCGCGAACTTCATCAGTATTAAACCCCGGCAGATCAAGAAGATCATTAATCTCAGCACGAGTGAGCCGACTACGTTCGATAACGTTCGCGTTCTCAATGTCTGAAACACCGGGTGTCCAATATACATCAAAGGGAGAAATGCGGCTCCACGTAAGAATAGGCTTATTAGTTACTATCGGACGACGTTGGCCACCTTTGTTCGGTTTTGTAGCCCTGGTGTCCGAACTATTTATAGTTGGTGGGTCTTGTATCCATTCTACATCAGTTTTAATTCGGACAGTTGGACCCTTTAAAACTGCATAGGGAAACAGTGGTAGGTCAACTAGAAACTCTGCAAAGGCCGTATAAAACCCTCCGACGTTAAAAATTTCTTGTATCTTGTCCTCAGCAATTTTCGTTTGTTTCGCGCATTTCGCTTTCGCCGCATCACGCGCTGCTTCCTCAAGCATAAGGATTCGGTCACGTATTGCATTCGCGTCAGGAATCGGAGGCGCAGGCGGCGGTGGCGGTGGGATTGATTGTTGGACTTGCTGAACCGTTTGACCACTTTGCATCCCCCATGCATGAACTTGTTGCACTGCATGATGGTGTGCTGAAATAGCTTGCAACCCTGCATGGTGTCCCGCCACCGCTTGGGTCATTTCGTTATGAACTAATTGCTGGATTGATTGAATAATCTCGTCAGGGATTGGCGGATCAGGATCAGGCTCAAGACCCCAAGGACGCTCTGGACCAAGATACACATCACGCAAGAGGGACGTGGTGCCTCGGCACTTCATCGCGATAAGTCGAGCATAAACCTCTGATCCGCCAAACTTTTTAATCGCTACTATCTGCTCCGGCTCATACTCGCCATTAAAAGCCCTAAGCGCCCTAAGCAGGCGATAAGACCATCCACTAGATGCTGTATCACGATGCCGCCTCATGAGCATCCACTGGTCCCAAATGAAACCAGCTAAACCTGTCATGCTTGGAGTGGAGCGTGGGGGATACTGAGTGAGAGCTTTACTAGCCGCTACCGCATCATATTGCGCTGCGGTTTCGTTCGGTCCTACCACCCTAAATGGCACATTTGGGGCCATCGTTTCCCCTCGCCTTCTTGTCATCCTCCCTCAACTATCAATAGTTGAGCTACTTTGGACGGCTTGACAAGTAGAACAGTTTAGCATACTATAGGTCAAAATAGGTGTCAACACTTATTTTTCGAGTGCTCTTTTTGTGAATAGCAGTGATGAAAAAGGCCCTATCTGTCACAATCACTGAAGAACAAGCCAGAATAATGCATGTTCTGGCACAGGAAATAGCTCGTGGATACTTAGACCGCGAGCAAATACTTAAGAATTTGGGAATGACAGAAGAGGACTACGAAGAGATAGAACAGCTTGCAGTGTTCCAAAAATTACTAACACAAGCCGTTACCGAATGGAATGCAGCAAGTAATAGTGCAAAGCGTATCAAACTCAAAAGCCAGTGGGCCGTCGAAGAGAGCATTCCTAGCATGGTTGGATTTATGACAGATAACAGTGAACCTATGGCTGCCAGAGTAGAAGCATTCAAAACTCTGGCGCGCATAGGTGGTCTTGGCAACCCCGATCCTATTGGAAGCGGCAGTGAAGGGGGTGGGTTCCATATAGAAATAAACATAGGCCAAGGCGTTGCTCCCATAACTATAGATAGTTCAGTGCTCCCTGCTCAAACTGAAGATGATTTAGAGCCTGCACCTACCGACCCACGATTTGAGATTAACTTCGATCCACCGGGCTACGAACCCAAGAAGTTTAGCGGAGACTAATATGAAAATTTGTAGAGCGGATTACTCTGTTTAGCCTGTAATAGAACACTTGGAACATACGAACGACGCAGAGAAGTTTTTGAGGAATACCTAAATGCCACGATGTGACGATCCTCTCATGTCCAGCCCTGAGTTGGCATTCGACCCCTGGCTTCCATTAAACGACGCCTATGAGCTTCACGTTGTGCCGAATTGGATGCGTAATCGTATGCACCTGGAGATTGAGCGACAAGACAAACATATTGAAGTGCGTCAGCTATATGTGAACTCTCATTCTTGTCTGGTGAAGATACTGATACGCCAAGGCGGCTCTTGCTGTATCTATAGCCACCATTCAGTGCTGCGACAAGATTAGGGCACCCCTTCTCTGAGATTAGTATAGCAGGACCGCCAGCACGACTGTCCAATAGGAAATGTTCCACTGAGGCAATCCGCTGGTCAATGTCGTTAGTAGGTGCAGGGATGGCGTTCAGGTGATACACGTTCCGCAGCAGGTCAAACTCATTTATCTCATATAGACTTGATCTAGCTTTAGCGGATGGATCACCGATAATGATGATTGGTTTATTTTGATACTCAGGCTTAGAGAGGGCGGGGCGTAGGTTTTGCCGCATATGCAAATCAAGTCCAATATCCTCAGCCGCTACTTCCTCAAGAACAAGTAGACGGCCATTATAATCCAACTGACATATAAGGCTCCAAGGGTTACGGCCAAAGTCCTGCCCCACCATAAGCATTTTGAGTTTGACCGGCTCCAGAGTTGGAACACAGTGGAAGCGGCGGACAAAGCTCCCCGCAAATACAGCACTACCGCTAGGGTCACGACCATATTCCGCATCAACATAACGCCGCACCCAGTCCTTATTTTTAGCCATAGCATTGCGAACATAATACTGGCGTCCCTGAGCAATCCGCCGTTCATCATCCTCCGGGAACTTAATAGTTTCTGATGTTTGATTTAAGTGGGGTAAGTTCTCGGCAAGGGGAGAGCGCCCACCCGGTTGTTTAAATATATCAAAGTTCGCTGGAGGTGTTTCGAGGAACTGGTGCCAGGGGCTTCCTTCGGTGGGGAAGTTAGAATCCCCAATAAGCCCATGCCAAGTAGGAACACCGAAACGGCCAGTAGGAAAGCGGCCACACCGACCTGCAATTGCCGGGACAAGATCAACGTTGATCTCACATATCTCATTGATCCATACGCCTGTAAGTTGTGTTGACAATAACCGCCGCTCGTCGGCGGGCTCGTCAAGTGGTAAAAACATCCATTCACTAACAACATCCTTTTGTTTTATATAGAGTATACTTTCCGAAACCTTCCACTCCGCAATCTCCTCCAACCACGCCATCACATCACGCAATACTGTCATCTTTAATTGGCTAAGCGTTTGGCGGATTATAGCGAAGCGAGTATGCCGCCGCCCATTCTCCCCTCGCTCTTGAGTAAGCGCCCTCCGCAGCATCTCAATCATGCAACAAGTAGTTTTCCCACTACCCACTGGCCCCAACACGATCCGCCCAAACGCCTCATTCGCCATGAAGCGGCTAAGTATTGGAGGCGCATTGTATTTAATAAAGGTCGAAATAGGACACCTTTTTAGTCAATCATATTCTCTAAGATATTCTCTAAGTATTTCTTCACGATCTACAAAACAACTATCAATAGTTGGAAAAGTGGGGGCACCAAGTGAGGGGGTAGGCAGGAGGTGCCCCCAAGCGGTGAAGTTGTCCTCCGCTCAATACTACATTAACACATACTCCTACTGTTGTCAATACCCCTCCCATCCCTATCATTTCGGCAGGAGGGGTGGCGTCCCCGTTCGGGGTCGAACCGAAGCTTCCGCGCTCCAGCGGCGCTCTAACCTCTAAGCTACAGGGACTTCATCCTTGTCGTCAAAGATAACATCTCTGTGGATAACAAACTTCGCACGGTCAAGCAGCCAGTTTGCTTGAGCATAAGTAAGATTATTATTCACTAAGGTAATTTCACCTGCCGCTGTTTCGCCGATGATTAATACGCGCCGAATTGCCGGGTCTTGACCGGCAGTGAAAAGGGCTTCTTCTACAGTGTGGGGGGTCCGCATTAGTTTTGGGAAGTTTGTAATTTTTGGCATTTGTTGCTCCATTTTATTTGGCGGATTTTTCGTAAACTCAAATCCATTTTATTTGGCGGATTTTTCGTAAACTCAAATCCGCGAACTATTTATAGTTGGTGGTCCTTGGGGTGGGGTTCGCGCGTCCATCGCCTCTTCATCAATCACAGCATATCATGAGAGGCGTGCTATGTCAAGGGGATGCTGGTTTATGGCGTTTAAAAATGGTGCAGTGCGAAAAGGTGTGGTAGTGGGATTTGCAAATGTTAGGGGATTGGAATTTTGCAAATGTTAAGGTGCGGTAGTGGGATTTTGCAAATGTTAGGGGATTTTGCAAATGTTAGGGGATTGGAATTTGGGGTAATGTGATGATGAGATACCTAAACGCCGCCGCGTGCCCCGCCCCCGCCTGTCCATCTGGCCGTGGGGTCGCTGGCCCGATCAAAAAATATGGCGTTCCAGCGTTACGTTATAACATCACAAAACCGCTACCTGGTTGCACCGTCACCCCCCCATAATGGGGTCTTTCCAACTATCGATAGTCGCATGCGCGGTTTTGGGAGTGGGCCAGCGTTGGAAACCCTCCATTATGGCCAAATGTTCGTGAATGTTCCTAACATTTGCAAAAAAATGGCCGATTTTGGATTTCACAGCGGCAGGGAGTGGAAAGTGTGACATATATATTATATTAAAAATAAAACAATCATTTCATATAATCCTATACGTAAGGACCCTCACACGAGCGCATACGCACATGAACGCGCTCACATCATCAGGGGGTTACATCTGCTCGACTTACATTTAATTAAATAAAAATGCAAAAATCCCTGCAATTTCAATGCTCCAATAATTCATACACCATATTAAATTCACAGTAGCTCGCTAAGCTCACACTATTGCCACAATAGAAAGATCAAATCTCGACTATCTCAAAGTATCCTAACACTTAGGAACATTTGGGAAAATCTGACTCTATTGGAGTATACAATATGCCTAAACATAGAAACAGCATTACCATTCTTGCCGATGTTAAGGTGGAGTTAGACCGTTTTCGAGCTATACTACTAATTGAAGGAAACGAGCAGTATTTTGCAGAAGCTAACGCCATATCTGAAAATGTCATGATTCTTTTAAAGAAAATGCATAATCTTAAAAAATCTATTTTACAAAATACTATTCCCAAACAGTCACAAACATTTGATGAAAATCCCCAAAATCCGCCCGAAGATGAATTAAGCGCTTTTCTCTCTACAAGAGAATAGGGGGTAATGTGCTGTGAACTCTCAATAGTTGGAGTGTATCATGTTAACAGATAGAAGGGTGTATTCACACACTATTGCAATATCACTATTGAGCGAAGTTAAGTGGAGGATGAATGAGTTTTATAAATATGTGCACAGACCTAGGGGGCATGCAGCGGATACTAGGGACATTATGCACTTTGCTAACCAAATACGGGACCAAATCAACGAACTAATGGAGATATTGCAAATACAGAAAAAGCAATATCACTCGCATAGGCAACCATAGTGCAACTATAGATAGTTGCTACAGTGTGTAGCACCTATTAGTTGAACAAAAACAAGCACTTAACAACCCCCTTGACTTGCCGCTTGAACTGTGATCTACGTTTCTTCGGGCGGATTGCATCTGTAGTTCGCTTCGGTTTAAGTAGCTGGTTTTGTTAGGGTTTTAGCTCTTAAATCGCGTTGTTTGTCATCGTAAACGCTTTTGGACCGCCAAGCATCCCGCTTGTGCGGCCATTGGCGTTGCAATCTGAGGAAATCACAAAATGGCTAAGAATACCAGAGTTACCCTCGCTAATCCTGCCGCTCCGGTTTCCGCCCCGCCTGCCCCGCCTGTTGAGGAAAACGAGACGGAAGGGTTAGAAGGGTTGGAGAACGCGGAGGAATTGGAAAACGAGGATGAAACCGAAGGGGATGAAGCCCCTGAGGAAGAGAACGATGAAACCGAAGGGGATGAAGCCCCTGAGGAAGATGCTGCTAGCGCGGAGCAACGCGCCGCGAATGAGAAAGCAGCGCAAGAAACGTTCTTGAACGAAGTTCAGGCTTTGGGCGCGGATCGCGGTAAGGGGCTTTCGTCTCTTATTGCGCTCGCTGAGAAAATCACCAAAGCGGGCCACACTTCGGAAATTCCGCCGAAGATGCTAAATGAAGTGTATCGGCGGTTTCGTCTCGGCTCTAACACTGCCGCTGGCAAAAACGCTACGGAGGCGGAAGTTGACGAAGCGGCTGTGAAGGCCCAAGGCGGAAAGCTTAAGGTGTTTTACAACTTGGGCGCAAAGCATGGTATTGAAGGGTGGGACGATATGCTTGAGAAGGCGCGGGATGCTCATGTTGCGGCATTGCGCGGCGGAAAGGCAATTCGGAACACTCTCAAAACCCTGCCAACGTATGAAGCTTTGCTTGACGTGGCGCGCGAACAAATGCGTCCTGATCCTACAAGCGGCAAGGGAACTGCCAAGCGTTTCATTCATCCTAATCTTCTGACGGCGGATGAAATCGCTAAAGTTCTTATGCCGGAGGGCCAAACCCGCGATAAGGACATTTTTGATGTTCTTGATGATGCAATTCGCGCGTGTGAACGCGTCGCGGAAGGCAAGGAGCGGGATAACGTCACCCCTGAACAAGAGAAGACGGGGGATGTTTGGGCGCGTCGCCCGGTGGACCTAAAAGACGAGAAAAAGGGTTCCGCCGGTCAATCCCTGCGATTTGCCATTGATTACCTGTATTATGCGGGTGAGGCATTTCATAAGGGGTTCCGCAAAGAGCGCGAAGATAGGCTGAAAGCAGCCGCTCAAAAGAAAATCGACGATGCAAAGCGCGTTGCCGATAACGCTGCAAAGCGGAAAGCTGAGAAAGCGGCCAAGGACGCGCAAGCGGCCAAGGACAAGGCCGAAAAGGCCGCGAAGAAAGCGGCAGCTGAGGCGCAGGCGCAAGCGGCTGAATAAACTATAGATAGTTGCATGACAGACCGGCAGAGGAGGGCGCAATCTTCCCCTGCCGGTTCAATGATGCAATGGTCTAAACTCCAGAACATCAAATGTGATTTGCTCTAAACATCGTAAATAGGACGGCAATTGAAATAAACACGCTATAAATGCGTGGTTTGTTTCCTCGCAACTATCTATAGTTGTCTCTCAAACGAGGAACCAACATGAATATGGCCTATGACATTAATCTTAGCCTTAACGACCAAGCTGTGATTAATCTTGCGATTTATCAGGCTGAAAAGCGGGTGAATGAGCTAAGGCAATTTGAACCAAAGCCTTGGCGTAGAACTGCGAAGCAAAATGATCAAATTGATACACTTTCACAGTTTGCAGTTTATGCGCGCCGCATGATTAAGGATGACTTGGAACCATGAAAGCGCGCTTTCCCACTAGGACTGAGATTTTGCAAGTAAATGCCAAACTGGAACGTTTGGCCCAAGCTTGTCACAATGAAGCAACAGCCGAAGAAATTCGCCGCACAAAAATAGGTCAAAAAATATTGCGCAAGCGGCGCGCAAACCCGAATGATCCATTGAATAAACGCTAAACAAACAACCCCCGCAAGGCTAACCCCTTCGGGGGTTTTTCTTTGTCCAAATTCCCCTATACTTTCCCCCTTCTGCCGTCCTAAAACCTCAATAATCTCAAGCACTTGACAGACACGATGCACTATGTTAACATTCTCGAACAAATAACAAAAAGAGCTGATCTAACAGCACGAAGAAAATCAACTATAGATAGTTGGAAAGGACGGTTACGATGGTTAGGCGAGTTGTATTCACTGCTTTGGAGTGCCTCGCACTTTTAAGCCTTCTAGTTTTCATCGCATTTGTGTCAATCGCAGTGAACGGGGGTAATGTCCCTAACATTCAGTTCAACCAAATACAAAATGGAGGACCACTATGACTTATAGGGAGCTTCAAAACTCCCTATATGCGTTACAATGGTGTAACGGATAGAGCCTTAAAAGGCTCATTTAAAAACGAGGAAACTGAAATGAAGGAAGCAACATTTATCACTATACTTCTCATTCTGTGCGCCATGTTTGCATTTGGCAATTATGCAAGTAAGCAAGAAGCCTGCGATCATGGTGACGAGAATGCATGCTGGTATCTTGAGCAGCAATCCAATGACCATTCAAACAGTTAAGAAATTGCGCGCGCCAAAAGGCGCATACATCATGCGAGAAGAGGCAGCGCGCTTACAGCGCTGTTTCATTTGTTCAACTACTAAGAACGTCGGATTTTATTGGGTGCGTGACCCTGCAAACCCTCAAGACGAAAAGGATAAGTTTACTTTGCCATTCTGTTCGCTAGAGCATTATGAGCAATATCAACAAACCCTTAAGCCGCAGAAACAAAAGCGGCAGAGAAAGAGGAAGCAACCAACTATAGATAGTTGCGTTGTCAAGCCAAAAAAGGAACCAAAAGTGAGAAAGGCAAACCAACATCCTACAGCATACGCACGAGAAAAAGGCTTTCGTGAAGGTGTAGCGCATCAAAGAGAGCAGGAGGATACACACCGTCATGCGCAAGAGTTTGCAGCGCAAGTTGGCAAGTCTATTATGATATTACTTGCTAATACGCCATATGACGACTGGCCAACAGTTGCAAAAATAGCATATAAACACGATGCATCCCAAAACGTAGTAGGTGCATATTGTTATAGAAAACTGAGGGGGTGGCCGTGGCCGTGAAAACATGGAACGAAAAGGTAAAGTTTCGCCTGATCCAAATGCCATGCTGTCAAGCGCTCATATGTTGGGTTAACCCGCGCACACCCAACTATTGCCCCGAATGCGGTAAGCCGGTATATGTCAAAATTAAAACGGAGCCGCATTGGACGCAACAGCACTGTGATGCATGGATCAAGTTTGTGGAGACTAAACCAAATGCAACGCCATGACTTTCGCAAATTGGCATGGGCGTTCTACTCCTGCCGACCTAAAAACGCGAACCATGACACGTATTATGCGCGTGCTTGGCTTGCCATTATTAGGGATGTGGGCACAGAGTTGACAAAGGAGGATACAAACGTAAAGCTTGAATGGTTCTTAGATTGCTGTTACTATGGTGATCCATCGAAGAAAGTTACCCGTAACATTAAGTAAGTTGCAAAGTTTATAGGGAGCCTCAGAAACTCCCTATATGCGTTGCAATTTAACCCTGCAACGAGTTGGAAGCAAACCCAACTATCTATAGTTGAAACGAGGATAGGTCATGAAACTCAAGACTTTACTACTATATATGCCGGCACTCTACTTTGTGTCGGTCAAGGAGGGTGGCCAGTCGTATTATCTACGCGGGCGGCCTGGAGGCGGCAAAAGCTTTACGCTTCGCAAGTTTCCGCAGATGATGAAAAAGGTATTTCCCGATAAGGAATTTGGGATTGTCATTATTAACGGCGCAACGCTTACCATGAGCAGTGCGTTGGGGTATATGTGGCCAGAGGATGCGCCTAGCGGTCGTAAGCGTAGCACGTTCACGGAGCCGTTCTGGCAATATACGAAGGAAGGCAAGCATCTTTCCGAATATGATGGTGGCATTATCTTAGTTGATGATGCTCACATGATGGACCCTGATTTAAAGAAAATCATGGGCGAGGGTGCCTATGACAAAGTGCTTGCCAATCACCGCTTGCCGTCTGGATGGGTGATATGGTTCGCGGGTAATCGTGCAGAAGATCGCGCGGGTGCTACGCGGGATTTTGATCACCTTATCACTCGCCGTAATCAGATCGATGTGACAGATGATCCTGAGGGGTTCGTTGAAGTGTTGCGCGAACTAAAGGCGCTTCCCGAAACAATCGAGTTTGCAGATAAGCATCCTATGGTTGTGTATATGACCGCGCCGGAGGAACAGGGACCATATTGTAACCCGCGCACGCTCACACAAACCGATGCCATGCTTCAAACCCTTATGGAAACATTCGGCATGGATCAGGTTCCCACTGATACTAACGTGGTGGAATTGGTGCAAGGTGGCATTGGTAGGTCTGCGGCGGAAGCGTATATGAAATTTGTTATCGAAGGACATGCGCTGCCGAAGTATGCAGACATTATCAAGGACCCTGAAAGGGTTGAAATGCCTCCGCGTGAACGTCCTGACTTGTGGCGCTTGCAGGCTTACAAGCTTGCCAAAGACGTTAAGGTGAAGGATGCTGAACCTGCCATGACTTATATGTCACGGTTTCCTGAGGAATTTCAGGTCTTGTTCGTGAAGGCAGCATATGCCTACAAACCAGAAGTTGCTATGACGCCTAAGTTTGGCGCATGGTGTAAAAAGAAATCTGCGCTTGTTGGACTGCTTACGGTTATCTCGCAAGGGTAACTATCTATAGTTGGTCTGCGGATTGGATGCGCCGCCTAAAAAACGGCGTATCTGGGGCAGACCCCCAAAACGAGGAAATTACAATGGCTACCATGAAAACTGAGTTTACCATCAAGCTAATCATGAACGTGAATGATACCGACAAGCGGCGCAACAAGGTTTACACTACTCTTGTTCGCGAACAGGCCGAGTATCTGGCTTCGCAAGCTGCAATGCTTAGTGCGCATCCTGTTAAAGTGGAGATAACCTACGAAAACAATGCGGAAGGTCGCGTTACCATTCCCGCGTTTAAAGCAGGGGCTTGACAGCCCCTAACACCTATGATACAGTATCGAACAATCGCAATTTCAAAAGGGTTATGCGATGGAACTAGCAGGGTTGGCGAACCTTAAAGCGCCGCTTGTGGGTCAGGCTCATAACTGGACACAGTTAAAGCTTGATACACAGCAACAGTATGAGTGGGACAAAACGCGCACTGCAATGTTGTGGGCGCAACCTGCTTTTACTGACATTCTCTATTCTATGATGGTAGGTGAGAAAGGCGAGCAAGCTTGGTTCACGGATCAAGTGCAAACGGCAGGAACAGACGATAGGTTTCTGTATTTAAACCCGCTCAAATATCTTACACGCAAACTTGAGTGCCGCATATTCATCGGTTGTCATGAGATTTGGCATGCGATGATGGGGCATTGCGCGATTATGTATCGTCTTCGTCTTGCCGGGGCTATTCTGTATCCTGATGGCGAGCGATTACCTTATGATGATAACACTATGCAGCGAGCGGCTGACGGAGTTATCAATGCTGGCTTGCTAGATGCCAAAGTTGGCGAAATGCCAGAGGATGCTATTCACTTCCCCGGTTTGATTACTGGAGAAATAAGCATTATTGATGCCTATCGCAAGCTGTTTAAGTATCAGCAGCAACAGAAGCAAAACGGTGGCGGCTCAACTATAAATAGTTCAAAGGGGTTCGACGTTCATATGACCCCTGGAGAAGCTCGCGGCAAGTCGCCGTCACAAGCAATGAGCGAACGCGATCAGCAAGCATGGGACATGGCTATCACAGCAGCGAAAGCTAGCATGAAGGGCCGTGGCACTGGAACTGGCAATCTTGAGGGTGTATTCGGTAAAGCTGTAGAACCGGATATTCCGTGGCAGGAGAAGCTACGCACCACGTTCAATCGCCGTGTGGGTAATGGTAGGCAAACGTGGGATAACTTGGATGAAGAGTTTGTCATCCGTGGTATTGGTGCACCTGGGCGCATAGCATGGGGCGTTGGTCGGGTGGTTGTGGCACAGGACAGTTCTGGTTCTATCACACAGAAAATGTCCGACATATTCATGGCGGCAACAGGGAACATCCTTGAGGATGCCCGCCCGCGTGAGCTTATCTTGTGCCAATGTGACGATGAAATCAAGATGTGGGAGGAAATCCTAGACGGCGCGAACCTTAAGCGCACATTGCGTAGGGGTTGGGGTGGAACAGACTTCCGACCAGTGTTTAACAAGATATATAAGGAGAGCCTAGAACCAGACATTCTCATATTCTTCACTGATATGGACGGCGGGTTCCCTGATAAGGCTCCCCCCTTCCCTGTCATATGGGCTTCCTCTGTGCCGAGAGAGCAAGTCCATCGTATGCCAAAGTTCGGCGACTTCCTCTATATCCCTATTAAAGGAGAACAGTGATGGGACTGCGTATTGATCTTGAAGGCGATAATGTATTTGTCCATGATTTAAGTGTTGACAAAATTCGCGCCTATGTAAACGGTGACGCGCCAGAAGTAGGAGAAATACTAGACGAGTGGTTCGATGTAGCACAAGGACCAGTATTTACTGGTGAAAAAGAAACTGTATATCTCATTATTCAGATCGAGCGTTGATGTATTCATGGGGGAGCTAACCACTCCCCCATTGGTGTGTCAACTATAGATAGTAAGCGAGGAGAGCGACCGTGAAACACGAAATTATTATAGATGCGACGATCTCAGAACCAGCGTCCATAAAAGACGACGAAGACACGGTGATCTTTATAATTAATTTCTATTCTGAACGAGAAGGAGATACGGTAGGAAAAATACAAACAACGCACATAGGCGATTTGTTCAGTCTGGCTGACAAAATTAATGCTCTGCATCCGGTACAAAAATGATTCCCTGGTCCTTTTCTTTCCTCAACGACTTCACGAACTGCCCTCGCAAGGCGTGGCATAAATACATCGCGCGCGATCTGCCCAAAGAAGACAGCCCGGCGCTCGCCGAAGGGATCAAGGTTCACAGCGCGCTGGAGCGCTACATCAACCGCCCGGGGTTGGGACAATGTTAACAGCACAAGCATCACAAGGAGAAGGTAGAGCGATGCGATACTTAGATGACGATAAAATCCTCAATAAGCGTATCTATCGCAGGATATGCTATATGATGGATGAAATTTGGAGCTACACGCGGGAGATTTATACTCCCGTTATTAGCTACAATGAAGCGCATTCTCTCTTCTGCCGGAAGGAGGATATTCCAGTTTTACAAGCGGCAGGGAGGATAATGCGGAGGTATAATGCGGACTATTCTGTTAGTGTCGAACCGGGTGTTACCATTGTGATAGAATGTCATGGTGGTGAAGAAATGCCAAATATTATGTTTCCTAAATCTTTTGCTATTGATACAAATTTAAAGCGTATTAATAATATGCTAGCTCCGCTTCGTAAGGCGCAAATGCAATGGATGCACTGGAAATATTCATTTGAAGCTATTTCCGCAGTGCTTGATAGGACGCGAGATTTTAATGTATTCTTTCCGTGGATTAATTTGCTAATTCCACCTGAGCTTATTGCTAATAGCCGACGGCCAGACATGGGCACGTTTCAAGTATCAAACTGGTTTGGCGGGTCTGACAATACGGCAGAGGCAAGGCAGCTTGTGCAACAATTTAACATTCTCACATCTGCTGTTCCATCGCATGACCATGTGTGGATACCGCGCGATCTTGTCATGTGGGCGAAAGAAGGTGCAACGATCATAACGCAATATAATATTATGAAAAGTAATGCCTATTTACGAGCTAAACTTGATAGCTATTGCAGACTTGATTTATCGTTAAGCTTTATAGAGCAGGAAGTATCGAAGCTACAAGTTGTAGCGTTGGAGAAGAAGAATGAGCAAAAAGCAGCGAAAAATCAAACAGTCAAAACAGACTGACCATCTTGGGGAAGACCATTCGACTAATTGTCTAGTGTGCGCGTTCTTTAATGCTGTCAAAGCTAAATATCCTACTTGGCCCGAAGTAGATGACTACGCATATAATGACATTATTAAATCAGTTGCGAAAATAGCTGGATATTTTTGGGGTTATATGGATAGGGATGAACACCTTATATTCATGAAACTGGTATTTGTTGCAGGGAACAAAGTGGAGGAATTGTTAGCAGAACAAAATGGAGAGCATACCGGCTCAGTTCACTAGGACAACTATAGATAGTTGGAAAGGAAATGAGGATGCGTTTCAGGTTAGATCAAGTCGCCACTTATATAAAAACAGGAAAAGCACCACCAGCATTAGTTAGGTTGGTGCGCAGCAATAAGGAGGTTATTTCTTTCCTTGCCGAATTGGAGAATAGACCACCACGCATGTTAGCAGTTGTAAAAGATTACGAAGCTGGTATGAAAGTTAGGGATATTGCAGAAAAATACGGTTGTGCAAGAGGGACTATTCATCGCTATGTAAAACTGGCTGGTATTAAAACTCATGGTCCTGGTGGATCATATGGACCGGAGAAGCGTAAAGCTGTGCTTCGCTTATATAGAGCAGGTGTGCCTCTTACAGACATTGCTGAACAAGAGGGTGTGTCGCAACCTTATATCAGCACAGCAGCACGTAAAGCAGGTTTGTATCGCTATGCAGCATATAAGAACGGTGGTGCAAAATGAAGCGTGAATGTGGTTCTTGCCAGCTATGCTGCAAGTTATTGCCTGTTACCTCTATCAATAAAGGTGCGGGCCATAAGTGCAAATACCAACGGCACAGGAAGGGGTGCGCTATCTATAAACAACTTATGGGCATTTCACCTGAGTGTAGGCTATGGTCCTGTGTGTGGTTGCTCGGAGATAACACTGAGGGGTTAGGGCGTCCCGATAGGACGCATTATGTCATTGATCCGATGCCTGACAAAGTAACTATTGATAGTTCAGAGTATGGGGTTAGTCAAGAATTTAGAGCTATTCAGATATGGTGCGACCCTGACTATCCAGATGCTCACCGTGACCCCGCATTACGTGCACATCTTGAACGCCTAAGCAAGCGTAACATATTGGCGTTAGTGCGTTATAATGCAGTGGACGCCCTCGTTCTCTTGCCGCCTGTATTCACAGGTCATGGGTTTTTGGAAATGTCAAGTAAAAACTCAAAGATAGAGGTAACTGGAGACGAACACATTAATCCTGATGGAACTTATAAAGATTCGCTTCATATGTTAAAAGCAATAGCGGAGGTTAGGGGGAAAAAATGAAAACTGCGCAAATCCTCTTGGAGGAATTAGCAAATATATTTACACAAACAAGTCATGAACTTCATATGCGAGCGAGTAAGCAAACAGATAAACAAGCTAAACGTGATAATACGATAGCTGCAAATGTATGGGGGCGCGCGGCTGCATTTTTGCGTAAACTTAAAGAAGACTTGCCCAAAGAATTAGCGGTAGAGAAGATGCACGAAGTAATTCGTAAGTATCATAATGGAGAGGACTAATTGGATACCGCACGATTTGATCGTTGGGAGCTTATTATCGCAGCGGATGGCTGGTATTTCTGGCCAGTATATGACTGCAACGATCATGAAGAATGGTTATCACCTACGGTAATTAGAAGTTTGGAGGGAGACATGCGAACATTAAATAAGCTAACAGAGGAAGAAATTGCAGAAGCCAAACGGCAGTGGGGGGTGGATACTATTACTTGTATCGCGTCTATGATAGACAATGATTGGAAACCTGCAAAAGGAGAAGAATACGAGTTTGACGAAGACGACTGGCTCGCCTATTGTAAGTGGGCTATGAAGGAATACGGGTCTGATCCTTTCGCGGGGTAATCATGGACATAGAAGCAAATAATGCGTATGATATGCTTATGGCCCTTGCGATAACAATCGTATGGGTAATAGTCTTGGCAATCAAACTATAGATAGTTGGGGGAGAACATGCATATTGATATTATCGCTAAATGGCTTGTGGAGTTAATATCCAACAATATCCAGGATTGTAATATTTGCGATGTGCCGCATATTCTCGACTACGATATAAAGCGAACTGGTCACGTTGAGAGCGTTGCACGTATCGATAGTAATGTTACAGTTGTGTTGCGCGGCGGTGAGCAGTATGAAATTTCTGTTCGTCTAATGGGGGGAAAATGAAATGACCCATTTTCAATTATTTAAAAGATTGCGAATAAAATCTATAAAAAGGCGAACGCGAGGATGTGCGCAGTGGCGTATGAGATTTGTCTATTCTCGTATCTCTATACAATTACCGAGTAGATGGTGGATGCTGCGCTACTATAAATAGTTAGAGTGTGTTATGCTTAGTAGTGAGAGTAAAACGCGTATAGCGCAATTAATACGGCTCTTAGGTAGTGACCAAGATGGTGAAGTGTTAGCTACTGTTCATGCTATAAAGCGTATCTTACAGAGCGAGAAAGCAGACTTGCACGATATTGCTAAACTCATAGAGGCAAAACCAATTCAAACCCCTAAAACGCCACCGCCTCCGCCGTCACGCCCTTCACCGTCACGCCCTTCGCCAAGAGATCGGCCGGATGATCCTTGGTTCCTTATTGATTTAATTTTTGAAAGCGATAAATTTATAAATTTACGAGCAAAAGACCGTGAATTTATTACGAAATTAGTATCACAAAATTATCAAGGATTCTTATCTGAAAAACAAATTCTGTGGGTTGATGACATTTTCCACCGTATAATAGGAGTTCAAATATGAAACGCATCTTCGGCGACTTTGAAACCTTCTGGAGCGATGATTACACACTCAAGAAAATGACACCAATTGAGTATATACTCGATGCGCGCTTTGAGTGTATTGGTTGTTCAGTCGCCGAAGATGAATTTAAACCTCCGCAATGGTTGCCGCGTGAACAGATAGTAGATTATCTTAATTCACAAACTAAACCTTATATGTTTATATCCCATAACGCATTGTTTGATGCGTCCATATTATCCTATCGCTACGGTATCCATCCCACCTTACTAATAGATACGCTAGGTATGGCCCGCGCTTTACTCATGGCGTTCTTACCAAACGGCCGCGCTTCACTCGAAAAGACAGCCGCATATTTAGGTGTCGGCAGGAAGAGTGAGTTTATACTTCAAACTAAGAACAAACGCGCTGACGAGATAGAAAGCGATCCTGAGTTTTATACTAGGTTTGTAGACTATGGGCGCACAGACTGTGACTTGTGTAGGGCGATATACTATAAGCTGGTAATGGACTTTCCCTCTGCCGAACACATTATTATGGATATGGTCATTAAGACCACTACGCAACCAGCACTCTCATTGGACCTGAACAAACTATACGAGCATTTATATAATGTAAAACAAGCAAAGGCAGAACTATTAGAGAAGGTAAGCACTACCCCACAAGTCTTAGCATCTAACGTGCAGTTCGCAGAATTACTCAGATCGTATAATATTGATCCACCTACGAAAATCTCACAGGTTACAAAAAAACTCTCTTATGCATTTGCCAAGACTGACTTTGAATTTATGGCGTTGGCAGAGCATCCTGATCCTGACGTGCAAGCTTTAGTAGCGGCGCGACTAGGGATTAAGTCCACACTTGAGGAAACACGCACAGAGAAGTTTATCCGCATTGGTGAAGCAACTATAAATAGTTGGACCGAACCAGTTATTCCCATGGCATTACGCTACAGCGGCGCGCACACGCATAGACTATCAGGAGATTGGGGGCTTAATTGTTTACATCCTGATATGGAAGTATTTACACCTAATGGATGGCAACGGATAGAGGATTGGCAACCCGAAACGCCTATTATGCAATGGTTTCCTGATGGTAAATTAGAATGGGAAATCGCAGCAAAGAAAATAGAGCGACAAGAAAATAGTTATTTAATTTGGTTTAATGCCCCATTTGTCAATGGGGGTTTTACTACAAATCATCGCATACCGTATTGGTATAAAGGGCGTATACGCATAAAATTGGCTGGAGAAATAGAACAAAGTAGACTCGATAATATCCCTATACATGGAAGATTTGAAAATACTTTAAATAGATTTACTCTAAATCAGACAAAAATACTTGTTGCGCTCTCTGCTGATGGTAGTAAACTATATGAAAATATTGGTAGTAGTAACGATGAACCAAGACAAACAGAATGGAAAGGTGGTTGGCAATTTGGATTTATTAAACAGAGAAAAATTGACCGTCTGCGAAAGCTTTTACAAGATGAACAGATTATATTTAACGAATGGTCAGATGGACATTTAACTCAGTTTACTATTAGAGGTAGTAATACTCCTATATGGATGCAAAAAGGAATAAATGAATGGGTGTTATCATTGTCGCCTGAATGCATGGATATATTTTTAGATGAACTTCCACATTGGGATGGAATGTATTGCCAAAATCAAAAACAAATAATCTTTTACACAACTATACTTAGTGAAGCTCAATGGGTCCAAACAATTGGCTTCCTACGCGGTAGGCCAGCTACGCTTAAATTTTATTCTTCTAGATATGATGTATATTTTAGAGAAAGCAAAACAACGTCTATTTCTAAAATTCAAAGTCTTAAAAAACCCTATAATGGAAAAGTTTATTGTCCGCAAGTTACCAGTTCATTTATTATTGTTCGATATAATGGCGCAATTTTTATTACTGGAAATTGCCAGAACTTACCATCAAAGAAAACTAAAACACTTAGGGACGCTATTATCGTTCCACCGGATCATGTGATCTTAGCAGTTGATGCATCACAAATTGAGGCACGACTTACTGCATGGTTCGCAGGACAAAAAGATTTACTCCAGCGGTTTGAAGTTGGGGCAGATGTATATAGCGAATTTGCTACAGATGTATTTGGTTATCCATGTTCAAAAGAAACACCATTGGAGCGGTTCGCTGGTAAGACCTGCATCCTTGGATTAGGCTTCGGTATGGGTGGCCCTAAACTACAATGGTCACTCAACTACGGTGCACAAGAAGCAGGCATAGACCACTATTTCGGGCTACCCGAAGCGTATAACTTTGTGAATTTCTATCGCGGTAGGTATGACCGCATTGATGCCTTTTGGGATAGGCTGAATGCATACTTACCACTGCTCGCTATGGGCGGTAGCGATACGGACATTGGACCGTGTAAAGTTGACCACCAATCCATCCTCCTGCCGAATGGACTACGGTTATACTATCATGACTTAAGATACGATGCTGAGGCTGGAGAGTGGAAGTTTACTTATGGGGGCGGCAGGAAGAAGCTGTGGGGAGGGAAATTCCTTGAAAACCTTGTGCAAGCGTTTGATCGTATCATCATTATGGATGCTGCGTTACGTGTGTGGCAGCGCACACAGATACGCTTTGCTCATAACATTCACGACGAATTGTTATATGTAGTGCATAAATCTATTATTACAGAACTAAAACAGATAGTAATAGAAGAAATGGAGCGAAGACCAAAATGGGGTTTAGATATACCATTAAAAGCAGAAGCTAAAATTGGCACTAGCTATGGAGATTTAAAATGATAGGGGAAAATTTAACTGAGGCGCAACTATAAATAGTTGTGGTTTGAGAAGGGTATTGACATTGACTAACAAGTATGCTACAGTCACGAACAAAGGATAAGAAGCGATGAAAATAAATACAAGAGTGTCAATCCCGACATTGCAAGATATTGTCGGCGTTACACACGTAGAGGCGCAAGTTTTGCAAATTCTCATGCACAAGGAAGTTGCGACACATGATATGTTTACTGATCTAAGTAACGGTCGTGTGCGTCAAATCATTCATATTCTTCGGAGCAAACTTGAACCCTTTCGCGTCCGTATATTCCTCAATTGGGAGAATGGCTATTCAATCCCTCTCAAAGACAAACTCAGACTTAAG